GTATCAGGAAGCACATTAACGTTCTCAGCAGCTCCACCAAATGGTAGTGCTGTAGAATGTATATCGTTTGCAAATACAACAGTAACGACTACAAAGCTTATTCAAGATGCTGATAACGATACTAAAATTCAAGTCGAAGAAAGTTCTGATGAAGATAAGATAAGATTTGATACTGGTGGTAGTCAGAGAATGGTTATCAGTGGCGATAATATTGGTATTGGTACAGACTCACCGAATGCATACAGTAATGTAACTACAGTAACAGTAAATGGTACTAATCAAGGCAGACTAGACCTTGAATACGGTGGTACGCATGGAGGTTCAATTTTAGCTTTATCAGGCGAAACACAAGTAAAAGCAGTTGGTGCTTCTAATAATATGACTTTTGAAGTTAATAATGCTGAAAGAATGCGTATTGATACTTCAGGAAACGTAGGTATTGGAGCTACAACCATAGATGAAAAAATACACGTTGAAGTTTCTTCAGGCGATGCTGCAATAAAACTAGAAGATGCATCAGGTGATTATGTAAGAATAGACCAAAACTCTGTAGGTGCAAACGATAAACTTAGGTTTAAATCAGGTAGCAGTCTTAGTGAACGCATGAGAATATTAGCTGATGGTCATGTAATTCTTAATGGTACTACAAACCAAGCAAATGGAAGTTGTAGCTTTCAATATAGTGGTAGTGATTCTGTAACTATCTCAAATAATACTACAACAGCTAAAGGTCATGGTTTCGAATATCAAACATTCAGAAGAGGTGGTACACAAATAGGCAGTATCTATATGAATGGTACATCTAACGTTGGATTCTCAACAAGCTCAGACCATAGATTAAAAGAAAATGTTGTAGATTTAGATAATGCAATAACTAGAGTAAATCAATTACAACCTAGAAGATTTAATTTTATAACAGATGCTGATAGAACTTTTGATGGCTTTTTGGCACACGAAGCACAATCAGTTGTGCCTGAAGCTGTAACAGGTACTTATAATGAAACAAGAACAATATCTAATGTTGTTTTTGATGTTGATGGAAATGTTATTGATAAAGATATCACTGAAGATGCTTGGACAGCAGGTAAAACAGGTAATGAAGCTGTCTATCCTTCAGATAGTACTTGGTCAGCTTCGCATACTGAAAATGTTTATCAAGGTATTGACCAAGCAAAACTTGTACCACTTTTAACAGCAGCTTTACAAGAGGCTATAACTAAAATAGAAACACTAGAAACTAGAATAGAAACATTGGAGAATGCATAATGGCAACAACTAAAGTACCGGTAGAATTACTACCAATCGCAGAAGCAACATTGACTGATGGTGCTACCATAGCTTGGGATGTTTCTACAAGTCCTGTTGCTAAAGTAACATTAGCTGGTAACAGAACTTTATCAGCTCCAACAAACGCTATAGCCAACGGTCAGTACATAGCTTTATTAGTTATCCAAGACAGTACAGGCTCTAGAACTTTAACATGGAACGCTGTATACGAATTCAAAGATGATACAGCTCCTACACTAACAACAACAGCTTCTAAAGGTGATTTGTTTACATTTAGATACAACGGTTCTAAATGGTTAGAAGTTGGTAGGAATCAGAATTTAACATTAAGCTAATATGACAGATATTAATCTAGGAGTTGGTGCAGCTAACTCAGCTACAGGTGGTTATGAGATTGATAACTCTATAAAGTTAGAACCTAATAACAACGAATGGCTTTACAATGCAAGTCCAACAGCAGGAAACAGGCAAACCTACACTATTAGTTTTTGGATTAAAAGAAGTGGTTTAGGCTCAGTTAATGCTTCAGGTCAGCAATATGTAATAGGTCAAGGTCAACATGGAAGAATGTTTTTTACAAACGATTATTTTTCATACAGATTTGATGATGGGCATGATTGTCGTAATATAACTAGAGTATTTAGAGACCCTTCTGCTTGGTATCATTTTGTTGTAGCAGTTGATACCACACACGCATCACCTTCTTCTGATAGAGTAAAATTTTATGTTAATGGTGAAACATTAGCAATTGATGACCATGATGGAGGTAGTTATCCTGACCAAAATGACCAAGGAGAGTTTCTTAGTACTGATTATTTAACTATAGGAACAGCACCTTTTGGTGGTAGTTATAACGCAGGTGATGGTGATTATGATATGCGAGGTTACTTATCAGAGTTTTGTGTAGTAGATGGTCAACAATTATTACCAACAGACTTTGGTGAATACGATGATGATAGTGGTATTTGGAAACCTAAAGATGTTAGTGGTATAAATTTTGGTAATCAAGGGTATTATTTAAAATTTGATGATACATCTTCTGCTGGAAAAGATAGTAGTGGTAACAGTAATAATTTTTCAGATAGTAATTTAAGTGCTGCTGACCATGCTACTGATACACCTACTAATAATTTTTGTATTATGAATCCTTTATATGT